CCAAATGCACTCCTGGCGCTCTCGCGTATGTTTCTCTTTTCACGCTCGCTCAACTTGTCGCCCAGCGCCAGCTCCTGCTGCGCCTGGGCTTCAAGTTCACCCTGAATGGGGCTGACCTGACCGAGACGGCTCATGGCATACTGGGTGCCCGCGCCGGTGGCTGAAGGTAAACCTGCACCGGTTTGCGGTGCCGCCGGTTGAGATGACCCGGCGGCCATAGGAATTCGTTGCCGGGTTCCCACACGTTGGGCGGTGTTTGCCAGGTTGACCCTGCTGGTTGGCGGTCCGCTAATCTGCTGCCCACCCAGCACCGAGCGCACAGGTGGGCGCGTAATCTGGGAAGAAGCGGCCGGCTGGGGCTGACCGCCAAACCGCGATTGGGCCTGCTGGCCGGTGGCGTAGTCCATGAGCCGATTTCCACCCTGGCCCTGCTGGGCAGACATACGGTTGATCTGCGCCAGGCGGTCTGCAACCTCGGGGTTGGCCGCCATGTAGGCTTCACGCGCCTGGGGTGCCAGCTCGCGCAGGTCGGAAATATCGCCCTGGCGCTGGGATTGAAAATCCTGCCGCACCTTCTGCCGGGTGTACTCATCCAGGCGGGGCGCGATTCCCTCGATCCGCTCGCCGGTGGCTGATGTCGTGTAGGCATCCGGCCCACCCAGGAGGCCGGCCTGGGCTTCCCGTGTTCGGGTAACCAGATCGCCGGGCTTGTAACCTTCCTCATAAACTCTCAGTCCCTTGGTCGCCAGGTCACCCGCAAGTTGCCTCTGGGTCAGGTCAGCCCTGGGGTTTTCACTATGCTCGCGCAACCATTGCTTGAAACTATCACCTCGGCCCGCAAAGCCGCTGGCCTGGTAACCTTCCCACAGCTCGGGGTGCTTGGCGGCCACCGCCTGGTCAAAGCCAACGCCGGAGGTGTAGCGTTGCGAGGGCGCTGCCGTCTGGTACTCACCGCCCTGGGTGCCAAACAAGCTGGCTCGCTGCTGCTGGAGCTGGTTGCCTATGAAGTCCGGCGAATACTGACGCTGAAGCTCTATGAGCCTCGGCGCCACTTCCTCGGCCGCCCCCATGGTGTCCATGGTCTCCTGGTAAATGTTCCGAGGTTCTGGCTGCTCGTATGTTATTTTGGTACTGGAAAATAAACCCATCGTTTTTTAGGTTACAATAGTTAGATTGGAACTTGTGGTGTTCCAGTATATGCAGCCCGTTGGTACACCACCGGTCACGGCTGCCGTGTTGTCTGCGTACTGCTTGGGCTTTAAAAATATCTTTTCAAACGTGCCGCTTTTAATGCGGCTGTCGTCAATACTGCTGGTCTGAACCGTGACAACTATGTCGAGCAATTGGTTTAGCCGCGCATTGCTGATCGGCTCTGTGTCGGTCAGCAGCTTGGTGTTTATTACGTCTGTTTCTCCTGCCATTTTATTTTATTTTTAGGGCGGCGTCCGCGCCGGAACCATCCCGGTAAATCTGGCCTGTTGTGAGGCCGGAATTGCTGGTCGGTATGTTGGAAAGCGTGATTTTTGCGGTTGCATGGTCGATGCTCATTACAGCCATCTCTTCTTCGTATGAGTTGTCCGTAGTATTGTAGTCGCTTATAACGAATTTGGTGCTGGCTCCAATGTTTCTAATACCAAATGAATTATTAGTAGACGAATCGGTGATGTCGGTATCGAGGTAAACTTGGGCGTCACCGCCCGTTGAACGAATATACTGTGTTGCCCCGGTTGTGCCCGAGGTGATCTGGGCGGCTACGTTGACGCTATCCTGTACCACCAGCTCTGTCCCAAGATTGCCCGTAATTTTCATCTGGCCATGCACCTGGAGCGTATACGTGCCCGAGGTGTCTGCCGAGCCACCCATACCTATAGTGTCTGAGCTGGCGTCCACGAATAATAAACTGGCGTCGGTATCTCCCTTCACGGTGAAGTCCTGGTCATTCAGGCCGCTGTTTATTACGACGTTTTTGCTGGAGTCCACGCTGATGACTGTCGCGTCCAGCTTCAGACCGGCATCTCCATAAGACAGGCCGCTGTCGCTGTCCAAAAGCGGCCTGTCTATCCATTCGTTGGCATCGGTGTCGTACACCAGAAATGTATTGTCAGCCGGTGATGTGATGTTCGTGGGAAGTGTCGTCACCCACTCCAGCCCCGAGGCACCGCTGTTGGTAGCCAAAACCTGCCCGGCTGTGCCAATTGCGGTCAGCCCTGTGCCGCCCTTGTTGGTGGCAATGGCGGTTCCCTGCCATGTACCGGTGCCAATAGTTCCCACCGTAACCAGGTTAGCCGCTGTAGTTATGGCAGCCTGGGTGGCGCCGGTAACGGTTGCCGCCGTCCCGGTGGTGTCCTGGTTGAGCGTGGGAAATGTGCAGTTTGTCAGGTTTCCACTCGCCGGCGTTCCAAGCACCGGCGTGACCAGGGTCGGACTCTCAGCAAAGACTAACGAACCACTTCCGGTTTCGTCAGAAATTACGCCCTTTAGTTCAGCAGATGTGGTCGCCGCAAGGGCTGATATTTTGCTGGTGGTGTAAACGCCGTTGGTGACGGTGCTGGCGTTGCCGGAGAGGTCGCCCACAAAACTGGTAGCAGTTAAAGCACCCGTGGCCGCGTTGTATGAAAGTGACCCGTCGGTTTTGGGTGCGAGGTCACCGGTTGCGGATTCAAATAAACTGACAAAACATGTAGTGTCCGTAGTGTCTGCAACGGTTACATTTGTCGATGTGGTGGCGGTGCTGGCGTTACCGGTGAGGGCACCCACGAACGCCGTCGAGGTGATCGAGGTCAAACCCGTCTGGGTGAGCGCCACACGGACCTTGCCGGTGCCGTCATCCTCAAGCCCGGTGCCCTGGTTCAGTTCATCGATGCCCACCGCATTGCTTCCAATCTCGGCGGCGACCACCGTGCCGTCGGCTATATGCGAACCGTCAATGGATCCAGCCTTGACCTGGAGATTGCCGGAACCGTTTTTTTCAATCGTGGTGTCGTCTATGAAATCGTCCACGTCCACCGATATGCCGCTGGCACCAACATCGATGCCGCCGGAGGCCACCGCCTGGACAACCAACGTGTCGCCGCTGTCGGAGAGACCATTGCCGGCAAGGTCGGCCAGCTTTAGCTCCAGCTTTGTGGTGCCGGAAACCTGCATGTGAGCCGTGTTGATCAAGTCGCTGTTCGGCTCCAGGTTCTTTAAAATGTTTTCAAACTCGGTGCGTGACATCACCGTCGGCACCGGGTAACTGCTCGAAATTCCAAACCTACTCATTTGCTCGTATGACCTCGCTTTCTATGCCGGCTGCCGCCAATGACCGCAGATGCAGGACGCCCTGGGTGCTGGTAAAAGTAAAACCTATGGCCTTGTCCTGCTGCCGCAGGTGGCCGGGGAAACTGTAATTCTGTACCTGGGCGAGCTTTAGGCTCGTCCCCAGGCTGTAAGTCCTCGTCAGGTTGAAGCTCAACGAGCTGGGCGCCGGGTCGTCATCAACCGTGTAAAGCGTCTTGCTTGGCGCACCTGTGCTGTTCTCGGTGGCACCCTCCGCGCCCGTCACGCCTTTATGTGTAATTGTAATCGCCGTTGACGCGGGCAGGGTGCCTGAAGCATTGGCCGTTGTGGACGCATACAGCCCGTAGGTGGGCTGCGAAATTGTCAGCACCTGGTTCGCCTCAAAACCGGTTAAGTCACTAGGAACTGTCACCGTGGTAATGTAATTTCCGACGTCCAGGGTGATATTCAGGGTCACCACCGTGGTCTCGGTCGGTACGTAATAATCCTCCCGGTAGGCGTCTGACCAGGAACCATCCGCGTTGTTGGCCGAAACGCTGCTCCCAAAATTGGTGGAGGCCAGCCGGTTGCGGGTGTACGCACTAAATATGTTCACCGTTTCACCGTCGCCAACCGTTTCAGCAACCAGGTTCAGGGACGGGTTCAGGGTGGCCAGTTCAGCCCTCACGTTCGACCAGTTCTTGCGGGTGAATACGCCGCCCGTGTACTGGCGCGTCTTCACCTCCGTTGAAATGTTATGGATCCCGCTGTTGCGGGCATCATCGATGCCTATGTTGTTGTCCTCGTAAAGGTAGCAAAACCCATCGTCCCCGTAGGCAAACAAACGCTTCTTGCCGAGGAAGTCTGCCCGCAGCCAGCTATGAATCGAAAAACTCATGGCCGACGCAAATGTGTCGATACCACTCCAGGTTCGCAGTAACACATCGAAGACCAGCACCGCGTTGCAACCCGAGGCGCCATCGATTGGGATTGCCCAATACACCCGGTTGCCGTGCAGGGTGGCCTGGATCTTGTAACCTACCTCCCAATTTATCCGGTCGATCAATGGTTGGACCGGCTTGCTCAAAGGCTCGCCGTTGACCACGTTGCGCTCGGCGTCCACCTGGCTCAGGCTGAAGATGCCGCTTTCGCTCATCCAATGAACGTCGCTGGCCACCGTGACGGCCGCGTCCTTGGACACGCAGCCAAGGTGGTTTGTCAAAATGTCAACACGCACATCGGAGAGGTCGCCATGTACGCCGGACAACGAATATACAGAGTCGGTTTTAAAAATTAACAGCGTGGTTCGGTTGAACGGATGAAGGGTGACAATTTCATCGTTTTCGCCCTTGTTGAATAATATTTCATTTGCCACCACAAATTTGTCGTACTCCTGTGCGTCCGAGGCCATTACCGTGTCCTGGTGGTTTGGCAGCCATAAACGGTTGCTGAAGGAAATGCCCATGAAGGTCGCAGGAACGTCCTGGTAACCATCACCGGTGGCCTTGGTCACCGGGTCGAAACTGATGTTGTCCATGTCGCCATCCCATCGCATCGGGGTCATTCCCTTGCTGAAAATGAATACTGCATCGAACGCCTGGATGCAATGTATCCGCGTTGTGTAGGTGGGGCCGCCGCTGTAGCTTATGGCCAACGGCTCTCTATCCTCAAACAGAACGTAACCATTTGTCGCTCCAAGAAGCAGGATCGCGTCCTCGCCGTTGGGGTCCATGAACTCACCGTGCCCCAGGATTGGGAAACTCGCAAAGTCGGTGAAATCAATTGGCCAATTCCAATCGAACTCCGCGCCCTTCCCGCAGTATGCGCGGTTGTAACTGGCACCCTTGCGGGTTTCTATCTTTCCATTGGTAAAACGGACGTTCTCGGCCGAGGCCACGAAACCTGGGCGCAGGGAATCCCTCGCCGTGGTCATGTCCACGCCAATGAAGTTCTGGTCGCCGTCCGTTATGGGCTTCATCCCTTGTCGAGCTTTCGCTTAAGTTCAATGACCTTAAAGGTCATGTACAAAACCGTCAGGGCGGCGGCGGTGGTGCCAAGCGCACGGTCGAGGGTGACCCAGCTAAATATGGTACCGGTGGAACCGAGCCACAGAACCCTGTCTTTTAGAAGGTCAAACATTCAGCTCACCGTGAAGTTTAAGGCTCCCGCTGCAAACTTCACGGTCTGGTTGTCACCTACCTCATTCGATCCGCAGGTTGTCCAGCATATGCACATGCCGCCGGTGGAGGCAGTCCACAAAGCCGCGTGGGTTACCGTGCCCCAGGAACCGGTTGCCTCGGGGAAGGCAATTTCAGCATCATTGTCCCAGCCGCCTTCGCCGGCATCATAGGTGAACTTGGGGCTGCCGCTGCTGCTCACATCGACGCGGGCGTAGGCGTTCGCCGTGGCACATTCGCTTGCGCCGCCGTCCTCGGGTTCTCCGGTGTGCAGCGCCAGGTAGATAGTGCCGTTTGGATCGGAGGTAAAGCCGCTTTCGGTAGTGCCGAAAATCCGGTCTCCTATTCTTTTTTCATAGTCGTCTGTCGCGCTCATGTCATATATGTTTTAATTTCCTATGGTTTAAAAAGTTTCGGGTTCGCTATACCACTCGCCGTCGGGGTTGTTCAATATGGCCAGGATTTCGGCATTGGTATAAACGGTTTTTGAGGCCGGGATCCATGTTGGCCGGGAACCGTCCCACTTGACGAAAGTACGTGTTTTCGGGTTGTTCCAGCGCAGCGTGGACGCAGAGGATTCAACCACATCGTTGTAGTTAATATTGTCGGCCTCGGAAGCGGTAAGTATGGTATATGTTCGGCTCATGCTGGTACATCGGTGTCAATGGTTGCGCCTTCATTGGTTCCTGTATTGCTGTTGGTTGACGAGTCGGCAAGGGAAGTGCCGCTTGTTTCATCCAACCTCCACCAAGCCTGTAAATCGCCCGAGTTGTCATAGTCTCCGCGATCTGCACTTAAGTCGGTTGGGGCGCCAGAGTTATATATAGCCGTAACAGCATCCGCATCCAATGCAACGTCCCAGATGGCAACCTCGTCAAGGTGGCCGTTATGGTAGAAATTCGCGTTGAAATACTTCGCAAGTCTGAAGTCCTCTGTGTTGCTGACGGAATGCCTGGTCAGGTCATTGCCCCAATCTTCGTGGGCTGATGACTCCTCGGGAGTGCCACCGTCTACATATACCTTCACGGTTGCGCCGCTACCCGTGCCCTGGCGCGTTAAAACAACGTGATACCATGTACCCGTCGATAACGATGCTGTAGTATTAAATATAGTCGTCCCCGAATCATCCAGCCTTCCCTGGACACGAAGGACAGTTCCGCTTGTCAGCACCTGAAGGGCAATGAAGTTCTCTGGGTTCGTGGACGTGTTGTGCCCGCCGATAAACCATTGCATTCCGTTACCCGCGAAGCTGTCCCATTTTATCCATGCCGAAACCGTAAACTCGCCTGCCCCAATAGTAGTCGGATCGAAGGTCGTCGTAGCGTAATCGCTGGCCCCATCGAATGTGAGAGATCTGACATTCGATACAGGCGCCGCCGGCACGTCGGTTGATTGATTGCCGGAATCCATGTTGGCCTGACTGAAATCTACCTGGGTTCCGCTTGAGTCGTTTCCTAGATCGCTGTCGTCGCCAAAGTCCAGCCATAGTAGAGTGTTGCCATAGTAACTGTCGGATGCGGCCTGGGCGTAGGATTTCCCTGCACCCGAGTTATAAAGCGTGGAGACTTCACCCGAGGTTAATTCCTTGTCGAAGGCCGCCACCTGGTACATTTTACCGTCCATTAAACTGGTCGGAGTGGACAGGTAATTGCCACCGATTCTCAGGTCATCCGTGTTACCCATTGAGGCGGTCACAGGGCCAGCCGAGACTGTAGACGTAGACGCCGCTGAACCGTCGAGGTAAATCGTCATGTCCGAATCTGCTGCGCCGGTGCTTTTTGTAAAAACGTAGTGATACCATGTACCGGTCGAATGGGCCGACGATGTCTGGATAATAGTGTAGGAACCGTTTGAACCGGTAATAATAAATCTCGGCTTCCCAGAATTTATGGCGTCGATCATAATTCCGGTCGAACCAACGGTGGTTTTCTTCGTCCAAAATGCCACATTGTCGAGGTCGTCGAACTTGACCCATAGCGCAATGCTAAATGCCTCGTCATAGTCGAACTCAATGCCGCCCGAGGAAGCGTTGGCGTCCGTCATATGAAGGTACTCGTTGGCGCCATCGAAAGTCAGGCTGCGCGGCGGGACCGCTGTCACCACCGTTACCGTGCCGGTGCCGGCCAGGGCTATCGCCCCGGTGCCCGTAGCGGCAATATCAGTCGTTAACGTACCGGTGCCGGCCAGGACTATCGCACCCGTGCCCGTCAACGCGAAATCAGTATTCACCACCGTGGCCGTGGCGCTGCCAGACAGGGCTATAGTGCCGGTGCCCGTCAACGAAAAGTCGGTATCTGTCACCGTGGCCGTGGCGCTGCCGGCCATCGCTATGGCCCCTGTGCCAGAAAGGTTAATATCGGTTTTTAGTGAAACCGTAGCGGTGCCAGCCAGGGCTATAGTGCCGGTTCCGGTCAGGGCAATGGTGCCCAGGAACGGAACAAAGCGAAATGGCCGGATCCAGTTAATCATCCTGCTTGCGACCTATTATGGTGAATTTAAGACCAGTACCAGCCACCGTGGAGCCAATGGCCGTCAAATTGATTTTAATCTCCGCATCGTCCGAGATCGCCTGGCTGACCGTGGCGTTACCCGTCTTTTCAGTTGCCGCGATTGTCACGGTTCCAATAGTTGTGGAACCGGTGACCGCTGCCACCGTTATTGCGGATCCGGTGGGCGCCGTGTTCACGCTGGCCTTTACCTTGTCGGCCTTGAAGGCATAAGGCATTCGGAAGGTGACAATCGGGGAGGCGGCTGTGAGCGCTGTGGTCTCGTCAGAGCAGGTTATTATAAGAGCCTGTTCTGCCTGGGGAAACGTAGTTACCGTTGTGGTGCCTCCGTAGGCCGCCTTGAAAGTGTTGAAGGTATCTGCCATTTTATTGTCCGAGTACGGGTTCCACTCCCACGCGCCCGATCTGCGCGTTCTGTTTCTGCTGAAGGAGGAACTGGAAATGCTTCATTCTCTGCTGCACCAGGGCGCCAAAGGTCTCGTCCTCCTGCAACTTCTGCTGGATCGCCGGGTTCTTTTGCACGATCTCCTGCAAAACCTGCAAACGGAGCTGCACGTTCTGCCCGCTGTTCTCCGGCTTTAACGTGGACTCCACGCCCGATTCCATCTTTGCAAACTCGAGTTTTTCCTCCTCAATTTCCTTCTGGGTGACCTCCTCGATGGGCTTTATAAGCTCCTCTGACATATTGGGGTCAATGGCGTCCATAATGCGCTGAATGAGTCCCACACGGTCGAGGACGCCAGCCGAGTCCAGGGGCGTCACCATTTGCGCTATTAAATTGATTTTTTGCTCCAAAAACTCGGTGTCCAGGTCGCGGGCGTCAAATTGAAGGTTCAGGTCGAATTGACCCTGGATGGTCTCACGGTCCTGGTCATAGGGCGTTTCCTGCCCGCCAACAACGCGCATGACCTCATCAAGGCTCAAGTATTGCTGGCAAAGCGACAAAACCTGGGTGGCCACCGCCGCCAGGTCGCTCAACCAGGCCGCCACCAGGTCCTGCTGGTAAAGCGGACTACGAAACATCTCGGTCACGTCCTTTTCTATCAGTTCCTCGACCATGTCCACGCCTTTGTCCTCGGGCGGGGGATTCATAAAGTTAATCTCACCTGGGCGCCTCTCGGGCACCTGTACGGCCGGGCCGAAACTCAATTGCTGGGTCGCCCGGTTCAACGGAACCTTGACCGGTGGCAAAATGCTGATGGAGGCACGATCCTGCCGGTAGTCGCGGCAGAGCTTCTTGGCCGACTGCCATGTGCGGACAATTTCGGGGATTCCACGGGACTCAATAAGGCAACGCTCGGGGCGTTCTCGCGGCATCTCCACAAACGGTTGCAGGCCGTGGGTGTAGGGCATGTGAATGTGCTTGCCGGCCTTGTCCTTGATGTTGCTGTGCAGCACCGTGCAGTAAAGTTTTATGGCTTTGGTTTTGGCATCGGTCTCACGCGTGTACGCGTAATAAATCTCATACACGTCCTCGTCCTCGGTGTAGTACCACGCCCGTTCGCTGACTGTGCGCTCGGGGCCACCATGGAAAGCCTCGGAAACCAGACCAATTGTGCTGAAACCCCGGTGCTTTTCAACGACCTCATCCACGAAATCCTCGTCCCAGCCCTCTGTCAAAACCTTGTCGCGTAGCTGGGTTTCACTTAACAGCACCCGGCGGTACACCTTTGGCGCGTCCTGCAAGGCGGTCGTGCTTACCGGGAAAAATATGTCAAAGTACGGCTTGAGCGCCTCCAGCTTTGGCTCATTACGAAAAAGGTACGGCTTACTATAGGTTGCCGTTCCTTTTTCCCGCAGACCAACCACCACTTTCTTGGCGTCCTTCTCGTCAAGCTCCAGGGCCATCGAGACGCCCGCTATGGCCTCCGGTTCAAGCAGCGGATCCTGTATTGTCGTCACCACGTCCGCAATCTCGGGCACCTGTTGCGCGAGCATTAAAACCTCGTCCATGGTGATCGTGTTCTCCTCCATGCGGGTCTCCTGCTCCCAGAAAACCCCCATGACCGACAAGCCGTAGGTCTGGCGCCATTGCGCCGCCAATTCAATCTCGCGCCTGGCGCGGACGTTCAACTTGTTCTTAAAAAGCCACTTGAGCAGGGTGGTCACCTTCGCCGCCCGCTTTACGTCGCCGGATTCAATGCCAACGGCCTTTAAACGCGCACGGGACCACGCCAGCTTCATCATTCGCACGTCTTCATTAATTAAAGTGTCCGACAGGCGTACCCGGTCGTCGCTGCAACCTTCCCAGGGAAAAGGCACCGATCCAAGCTGCTCCGCATGTTTGCGGCCATCCTCGTCCTGGCCGTCCCATTGGCAGTAACGCACCTTGGCGCTGTCCTCCATTTTCGACAACATGTGGACGGCATCCTCGGCCACCGACTCCAGGTCGGCCACCATTTCGCTCACTTCTTCCTCGCCCAGTTTATTCATGTCCTTGCCGGTAAAATTGCACTATAGGTTCGCGTCTGGCCGCTCTGGCCCTCCAGCTTGTCAACCTTGTTATTGAGCATTGCAGCCGCGTCACGCTTCTGCAATTCAGCCTGTTCGTAGCGTCCCAGCTCGCGCAAAGCCTCCGCTGTTGCAGCCGCCTTGGTGTACTCGGCGATTACCGCCGGAAAAGGGATTTGACCCCAATCAGTACTCGCGCCAGGAACCGCAGAAGTGTTTTCCAGGGCAATGTAATAATTGCCGTCAACCGCGTAATATACCTTCGTATTCTGCGTGTAGCTCCCCGCCGCCCAGGTCGCGCCTTCGTAGCGGAGGAACGGACGCCGATATTCAACCCAAACTTTATCATAGGTCTTTGCCAGGACTATGCCGGCGCCCACGTCGCGGAAACCAATTTCAACCTGGCTCGTCGTGTTGACCAGGGTCGGATCCTTGGCGTAAATGGCCAGGATGTCGCCGGGGATGGTAAAGTCGTCGGTGTCGGCCTCCACGATGACCCGCAGGTCCGGCCAAGGGTAATGGTCCCAGGCTGTCCGCGCAGCCGTGTTGATGTATTCATTTAAGGCGTTCGCCAGGTTGACCGGCAGGTTGGCCTCTGGGTCCATTCGTAAACGGTATACGATCCCATGTAATACACTCTGGTAGCTGACCGTCTCGCGGAGAGGTGAACTGGGGCCGTATACGTCGGAACTCGCCATGGATTAGCTCCCATATCCAACCATTGTCTTGCCGCTGCGGCTCTTTACACGGGTCTCAGGGTGGTCCCTTTGAACCTTCTTTACAAAGTCAGGGTCTTGCCAGCACTCTCGGCCGTAGCGCCGCTGCGCGTCATGGTACAATTGCGGACTGACCGAAACCCGGCACTCACCAAGACCATCAACGTGCTGCCTGTCCTGGTTGCCACGAGCGGCCGCCGCTTGCTCGCGGTGACCGTCCATGTGTTCAGCTTCAGCATCAGCGCGGAGGGACTCAATGTCCCCCCGCGTGATGCCAAGCCGCTCGGCCGCTTCGGCCGCAGCATGGTCAAGGTCGTCAGCCATCAGTCGGCCGTGGTGTCTACAATTGCACCCAAGGCTTTTGGGTTGGTGACCTGCAATCCAAGGATTGCGCGGACGAAGCCCTTGCGGCCCCCGCCACGATCCTCAACCTCGCGGAAGGAGGGTAGGGAATTGTAACGAATTTTGAGCTGGCTCAAGTCGAGCAGCAAACCGCTGCTGTTCTGCCGGGTGGCAGCATTTGTGCCGGTGTTGCTCTGGCGCAGCCAATGAGTCGGAACAAGGTCAACCTGCCCAAAGTCGCCAACGAAAACGTCAACGGTTTGAACGATCTTCTTGGATCCGCTGTCCTGGTTGTAGGTGCGAAGGGCAACTGTGTTGCTCAACGAGGGTGAGTACGTCGCAAACGTGGTGAAACGCCTCTTCAGCTTCGTCCCGCACAACAGGGTGAAATTGCTGTTGCCGCCGGTGCTGTTGAAGGCTGCCTCCAGCAAGTCCTGCATGTCGTCCTCGTTAAAGGCGCTTGCCGGTGTCGCATGAGTGGTTTCGCCCGTCCAGATGTGGCCAGCAGGTGTCTGCGCCAACGAAGGAATCGCATTGTCGCTCGGCTGGGCTGAACTGCCGCCCGTATAACCAACCCAGGAAAACATACCCCTGGTCAAATACGGGTTTGTGCCATTGTCAGCCTGACTGTCGGTCTCGTCGGTGAGACGGGACTCAATGCCGCGTTTCAACGAAACCAGCGCCTTTTTAATGGACTCGCGCATTTCTGCCTTTTTGCCCACACCGGCAACGTCAGAAACCTCCTCGGCCAGCGTCGAAACGCCAAAGGGCTTTTGGAAGATTTGAACGCGGCCGGCAACCTTGGCGCGGTTCGGGGACAGGTTGCCGTAGTCGCCAGCAACAAAGTCGGTGCCGTCAACGTGGCCCGTGTTTGCGGGCGCCTCGTGGTCGTCCACGACCCATTCGAATAATGTGTTAGTGGGTTCTTTACCCTTTGGAACCATCGAGGAGAATGGAGTTCCACGAGCGTCTATCCGAGATAGGATGTCGGCAAGGTCTTCCCTCTTCGTTGGTTGTGTTCTTTCCAGCAATACGGCCATTTTCGGCCTCCTTTTCTATTAAGTGATGAATTCGTCGAGTAGGTTGTCCAGCGCAGCGTCATCGCCGGTCTCCAAATAATTTTGCTTCACCTTTGAAGAGGATTTTTGCTTCTGCCTCGGTTGGGCCTTTCCGGTCGGAACCTCGGGTGCCTTTTCAGGTGCCTTTGGCTTCGCCGCCTTACCGCCCTTCTTCTTCTGCCTCGCATGTTCGCCCATCAGCGCGTTTGCGAATATCAGTTCCAAATTCGGCAAGTCCCTTACCTTGAAGTCGCCCCAGATTGCCACCTCCTGCTGCAAAACCTTAAAGTGTTCGCTTTCAGGGTCGTTCAGCCATGGGTAACTATCGTGGGCTTCTGCCAGGGAGCCGGAACGAAATTCAAGCACCTGTGATTGGCGGGGGGCTTCCCGCAATACCTTCTCGGCGTTGGCCAATGCTGTTCGCACCTGCTCGGCCTCAACGTATTGCGTTTCACCGTCCTCACCGGGAACCTCGCCGCCGTCCAGGTTTCGCAACGCCCAATCCTTCATTTGGTGGGCGCTGTCCACCTTCTTTTGCAGCTCGGCCGGATCGCGGATGTCCGAAAGTTCATTCTCCCAGGGTGACTTTGCCGGTTCTGACGTTTTGGATTTGCCGGCTTCCAGGGCGGCTAACCGCTCCTCCGCTGACTCCAGCTTGTCGCGCAACTTGTTTTTCTGCGCCACCAACTGGCTAATCCTCTTGTCTACACCGGTTTTTGTCTCCTCGGGTTTCTCCTCGGTTTCTTCCTCGGCTTCTTCTTCTTCCTCCTCCGACTCCTGGGATTCCGGCTCTATTACCTCTTCGCTTTGAGGCTCATCCGGCTCATCATCGGTCGTTGGTGTGGACTCATTTTCCTCGTCCGAAGACGCGAAAATTGAGTCCAATCGCTCGTCTAACCCAAGCTCTGCGCTTGTCGTGGCCTCTTTTTCAGGCTCGGCCACGGGTGCCGTAGTTGTGTCTTCCATAAGGCAAGTCAGGGTTTTACGGTCCCTGAACCTGCCTAGTTTATCCCCTATTTTTACGGGAGCGACAAGAGTGACGGGTGCAGATGTTTCACATGTTGCAAAAAACTACTTCTCCCTCAATTTCTCCATCCCCTCATCGATCTTACCGTGTAGCTGGTAAACGTCCTGGCGCCGGGCTTCCAAAACCTTCTCAATTTTGTCCCAGTACAGCAACATCTCTGCCCGTAGTTCCTGCTTCACCTGCTCATTCGTGGCGCGGACTTCCTTTATTTCCCGGCGCAATTCATCCTTGGCCGACTCTATCCCAGCCTTCAGGTCATCGTCCTTATGGCGCTCCTCACTTTTGAAGCTGTCCAGGCTGGAGCGCACCCCACGGATCTCCTGGGAATTGAAGCCAAAGTCCTGCTTGGCGCTTTCCTTCGACTGTTCAATGTCCTGGGCCAATGACCGAATCACAAACGCCACGCTGCCAGTAACAAATGCTCCGCAGACCGCCACCGCAATGGCTACTATTATGTCATTTTGCTCCACCTGGATTAAACCTCTCAAGGTCAGCACGTAAAAAGCGCAGCCACTCCAACCCGCCGCAGGTGTGCGCCAACGGACCCAACTTTTCAGCCAAATCTGGATTCCCAGCCTGGGTGGCGGCCATTTCGATGGCCTCGTCCAAGACGCCCAGGATGCCCTGCACTCCTGGTGTGTCCCAGGACAACTTTAAGGCGTCCCGCAGTTGCTCCTCGGTCAAGTACCGGGGAGTTCGGCCGAATATCGGCCCAAATTCCTTTTTATCACTCATTTTTCATGCTTTCCTTGATTTTCATTATCTCTTTCAAGCTATAATAAAAACTGTCACCCTCCTTTCGCCTCCATGTCCATAAAGAACCAGCTTCACGCCATAACTGCACTTGGCGCGGGGTGACTCCCAATATTTCGCACACATCGGCGCGTCTTATCATTTTATCGTCCTCAACCATTAATATGTCCCCCCTCCCTTGACCGCAAATTTGCTGTCATCAGCGAATATCGGCTGACTGCTGCAAAAATATCTGACACAGTCTATCGGGTCCTTGGAAGCGCCGTGCTTGGCGTCCTTTCCTGTCCACGTTTTTAACGCAAAAATCAAGTTCTGGCACTCCGAGCTGATGTACAGCCGAGGCTCATTCAACAAACCCAGCTTTTCGGTAGGGTCGTAGTCCAAAGCGTCATTTACCAGCTCAATGCCCTCGTC